CAAGAGGTTTTAAACTACTTATTTGACTGGCTTGGTATGGAAGACCAGATTCAAAAAATGTTTTTTGATTGGCTTGTTGCTGGCGAGTGTTACTCTTACAAAGATGTTTGCATGAACGACGTTAGTTATGACGTTGTATCTCCTTTAGACATTGATTTTGAAAAAGGTCCAGATGTAGAATATATTGAAGATGCCGATTGGGTAGTTCGACGTCAGGTAATGAGTGTCAACCAAGTCGTTGATAGGTTTTACGATGTTTTAAGCCCAAAGGATATTGACCGCTTGGAAGCCCCTCATGGAAAATATCGAGATAGTTATGGCGGCGCCCAAAGTATGTTTATTAATAAACCTGAGGATGACGAGTCTGATCGTATGCTCGAAGTACTACACGTTTGCTGGAAGTCTTTTTCCCGTGTAGGTATTCTAAGCTATACAGATGACTTGGGGCAATCTCAAGAGATGGTTGTAGACGAGACTTACAAGACATCAGAAAATGAGGAGATTAAATATTACTGGGTAAACGAGGTTTGGGAAGGTTACCAAATTGACAAAGACATTTATGTATCTCACCAACCACACCCGGTGCAGAGAAATGAAATGAATAATTTGTCGGTATGCAAGCTGCCTTATAATGGGAGAGTTTACAGTAACCGGCATAGCGATAACATAAGTGTTATTAGCATGGGACTGCCGTACCAAGTCCTGTACAACGTTTTTCACTACCGCCTAGAACTGTCTATTGCTAAAAACAAAGACAAGATTATGCTTATGGAGATGAACACAATCCCAAAGCGTCATGGCTGGGACGAAGAAAAGTTTATGTATTACGCAGATGCAATGGGGTACGCATTTATTGACTCTACTGCAGAAGGCAAGAACAACGAACGTGTAACATTTAATCAATACCAGGTACTTGACATGTCTTTGGGTCAGTACATCGCTGCACAGTTTCAGTTGTTACAGGCTATTAAGGCTGAGTGGGAGGAAAATATTGGAGTTTCACGTCAACGTAAGGGGCAAGTAAAAACCTCTGATGGGGTGGGGGCTACTGAACGCGCTGTTTTCCAGTCATCCGTTATTTCAGAAGAAATATTTAGACGTTTTGAAACTTTCTTGGAGCGGGAATATGCAGGACTTATAGACACTAGTAAGATTGCTTGGCGGGAGGGCAAGAAGATGTCCTATGTAACCAGCGATTTACGTACGGCCCTAGTTAGCATTGACCCCGAAGAGTACCAGGAAGCGGAATACGGGGTGTTTGTCAAAAACAACAGCCGCGAACAAGACAAGCTAAATCAAATTAAGTCTTTGACTATGGCATTTGCGCAAAATGGTCAGCAACCGTCTACGATTGCAGAGATTTTAGACAGCAATAACTTTAGCCAGATTAAAAAGTTGATGTCGGAAGTAGATCAAAAGCAAAAGGAAATGCAAGAGCAGGCTAGCCAAATGCAGCAGCAGCAGGTTCAAGGGCAAATGCAAGCACAAGCTCAAATGAAGCAGGAAGAGCAAGCATTCGAAGCTGATCAGAATGAAAAAGACCGTTTAGTAAAGCTTGAAATAAAGAAGATGGAAGTTGCTTCAAAACTTACTACTGACGCAGATGGAAACGGTCGTAGGGATGAAATTGACAAGGCTCGGTTAGATGTAGAAAAGGAAAAAATCAACCTGCAGAGGCAAAAAGGTTGATATTAATAAAACCAAAGAATATTAATTAGAATCCGTCATATAATTCGGTATATAAAATACTTTTGTAAAGATGAGTGAAGAAAAATCATTAGACCTGAGCCAAGTAAGCGTAGCAAACTTGCTCAACAACGAGGCCCCCACAGCTATCCCGGAGCCTGAAGTAGAAGAAGCCCCAGAAACTGTTGAAGAAGACCCTGCTGCTGAAGTTGCAGAAGAGGTTGTGGCTGAAGCAGAAGAAAGCTCTGTAGAAGAAGCAGAAACGCCTGATGCGGTAGAATCTGCTCAGGAAGAACCTGCAGATACTGAAGATGACCCAAGTGTTATAGAGGTATTGCGTTCTAAGATGGGATACGAAGTGGAAGGCGAGTTTGCAGAGGACTACGACGGTGTAGCAAAATTTGCTGGTGCTGTTGCAGAAGAAATTGCAAAAGAACAGCTGGACACAGTGTTTTCACAGTTCCCAGATGTAGAACAGTACTTGCAGTATCGCTATAATGGTGGAGACCCTAAACAGTATTTTCAAGCCACAGCACCTGTAGTAGATTACAGTGCGGTAGAAATTACAGATGAAAACGTTTCTATTCAAAGAGCTGTTGTACAAGAGTTTTTGCAACGCTCTGGCTATACCGGAGAGGAGGTAACTGAAACTGTACAAGAGTATCTAGATGCGGGCATTCTACAGCGTCAGGCAAATAGAAGCTTGGGAAAGCTGCAGCAAATGCAGGAAAAGGAAGCTGTTGAAGTTGTTGCTAAACAAAAAGCAGAAGCTGAACAACATCGAGAGCAAGTTCAAAATCAATGGACCTCTATTAAAGGGACTATTGATAAAGGAAGTGTAAAAGGATTTGAAATTCCTACCTCTGATCGCAAGAAATTTTATTCTTGGATGAGTGAGGCTGTAGATAAACAAGGACGTACACAACGTCTTGTAGATAGAGAGCAAATGGACATGGAGACCCAAGTTGCTATGGAGTACTTGTTGTGGAAGAAATTCGACCTCAACAAGCTAGTATCCTCTACTAAGAATACTAAGAAGGCACAGAATCTTAAGCAAAAGTTGCAACAGAAACAACCCGCTTCACAGCGGATGAAAGGAGGTAAGTCTTCTTTCAAAGCACCAAAGAAATTACCCTCGTTGAAAGATCTTTTGTAACCCTTAATAATTAGTTTAAATCATGTCTGCTGACAACATTAAAAAGCTTCGTTTATACGAAGACACGTTCAACAGTTCCTCGATGACTGATGAGAATAGCCTTGCTGCTGCTCTCCTCACTCAACCCGACGTGCTGTCCCCTGTAATTACTCATCTCTCCGGCCAGGAAGACAAGCGATTCCCGCTTTCTTACTTGACTGAGGGCATGGGTGCAACTAAGTACATCAACGATATTGAGTACGATTACCCAGTGATGGGCCGTATGAACAAAGCGTTAGAATGCTTGGATCAAACTGGTACTGGTGCTAACCACACGCGTATTAAGTTAGTGTTTAACGAGCGATGGTTCGTTCGCCAATACATCCTTGAGGCTCCAGATGGAACTCAAGTACGTGTAATGGACGATCCTACTCCTGTAGCTAATGGCTATGAGTATAGCGTCCAACTCGTTGCATCTGACGGTGTTGGTGTAACCGCTACTGCTTTTGAAAACAAGATGTTTGTTCAATTGTACGCTCCGGCTGCAATGAGCGGATCTCGTGGAAACGAAAGCCACTGGGTTGCTCCATCTAAAATGCGTAATCAAATCAGCTTGATTCGTAAGTCTTACGCATACGAAGGCAACATGCCTGACCGTGTAGTGAACTTCGAATTCAATGTTGGTGGACGCTCTACTAACCTTTGGTATGACTTTGAGGAGTACCAGCACATGTTGCGTTGGAAGGAAGAGACTGAATATGCATTGTGGTATAGCCAGTACAACCGTGACGCTAACGGACTCATCCACATGAAGGATGATAACGGTAAGCCGATCTCTCTTGGTTCTGGTGTATTCGAGCAGATTCCTAACGTGGATACCTACTCTGAGTTGACTACTGCTAAGATTAAGTCTGTTGTACGGGATGCTTTGTATGGAGCAACTGATGCACAGCAGATGAACATCGTATTGTTCACTGGTATTGGTGGAATGGAAGAGTTTGATAATGCTATGAAGTCTGAGATTACTGCAGGCTCTTACATTAAGAACACTGACCCAGCTAGCTTTATCAGCGGTTCTGGTAGCAACTTGCAGTTGGGTGGATACTTCACTTCATACCAGCACATTGATGGGCATACAATCACTGTTCGCCACTTGCCTCTGTTTGACCACGGAGCACGTGCTATGAATAGCGATCGTCACCCAGTGACTGGTCTTCCTTTGGAATCTTACCGCATGTGTTTCCTCGATATGAGCACATATGATGGTGAGGCTAATGTTCAGTACATTTCTCGTAAGGGACGTGAGTTGATGCGTTGGGCTGTTGCAGGTGCTTCTGTACCTCCAGGGTTCGGCGGAAACGCTCTCCGTGCTACTGACGTTGACGGTTCTTCTGTACACTTCATGAAGGAGTGTGGCATTGCGATCCGTCGTGCTACGAATTGCTTGCTCTTGGACTGCACCAAGTCGTAAGTGGTATTTTGGTTAGGATTGGGGGAGGTGTGTTGCCTCCCCCTTTTCTTTTTTAATTAGAAACTCAATAGATAAAATAGATATGTCTTCACACCTCATCACAATTAACCGTCGACCTAACTCGACAAACCTGCCCAATGAAATTTATACCGAGTCCAAGCGTAAGATTGGCTCAGTATTTACTAGCGGCGGAGATATTATTAGAGGATTGACTTTTGCTGAGCAGAAGCAATACCTCCCTGAAATTTTAGGCCTTAGTCCGGCAGATCCAGAATTTAGCCGTAAGTGCCGAGAGTACTACCTGAATCTTACGGTAGATATTCCTATGGCAGGACTAGACCTTGAAGTAGGACTTGACGAAGAGGGTCACCCTCTGAACGTTCTAGACTTTATTAAATACAAGTTTGCTCTTGCTCACCCTTTTGTCGTGTCTGACGAAGAACAGGTAAACGGCAGCAAGCGTATTCAGTACTTTATTAGCGACGGTCGCAAGGAGTTAGAAGAAGCCAGCGCAAACTTAGTTATCCGCAAAGACGCGTATAAGGAGTTTATCAAGCTTACTGATAACGAAGACCGAATGAATATGGTTCTTCATGTGTACTCTTACAATCCTGGTAAAATGACCAAGGATGAGAAAGAATTGCAATTAGAAGAACTTCAAGAAGATAATCCTCTTTATTTTCTCGATATTTGCAAAGACAAGAATTTGGCACTTACAGCCCTCATCAACGAGGCTCTTAGTGCAGAGGCCCTTCGTAAAGTAGGCAACAGTATTCTAGACGGTGATATCACCTTAGGAGATTCTATGGAAGCTGCTGTTATCTTCCTGAAGGATAAGAAAAATTCAAACGTTTTGACGGCAATTAAAGCCAAGCTAAAGGCTTTCGCATGACATGACTGTTCAAGAGATGCACTATGCTGTGGACCAGGGGTTACAAAAAGTAGCCTCTTCGGTTTATGATTACTTCTTACCTGAAGAGGTTGACTTCTGGTTAAACCGGGCGCAGGAAAGATATATTAAGCAGCGTCTCTACAAACAGACTGATCCGAAGAAAGTAGGCTTTGAAGGCAACGTAAAGCGTATGGACGACTTACGTATGCTTATTACAGTAGACTATGAAGATGGGGTAGTACCAAGTGCTGGTACTACTGACAACCCCATAGACTTTGTAAACTTTGACTTGCCAATCGACTATATGTTCCTCGTCAATGCTCGCGTGCAATTTCACGTGAACCATTGCGGGGTTCAAGTCGGTACTGCAGACCCTTTGGTTGTCAGGGATTTAAGAATTGTTGAGCAAGACAAAGTATACCAGCAGCTTCAAAATCCCTTTGGTAAAACCAAAGCAGAGGCACCTGTAGCAGTTGTCTTTGATGATAACGTTAGGGTCTTCCAAGAGCGAGAAAAGTTTATATTAAAAACACTGCGACTAGATTACTTGCGGGTACCTGTTGACATTACCCTCTCAACTAGCGTAGATTGCGAGCTAGCAGAGCACACGCACCACGAGATTGTAGATCTCACGGTGAAAAGCATCATCGAGGCCATAGAGTCGCCACGATACCAGACTACTTCTATCGAACAACAACAATCCGAGTAATGAATAATCTTATCTCTACGCTTGTAGTAGAAGCCCTTGATTCGGGTACTGCCCAAGCCGCTATCCATGCTACTTCAGTAGCGAACTCTGCTTCCACAGGAAAGCTTGCTATTCAAGTTGACGGTGCTTTTGCAGCTGGTAATGCTTCTGCAGCCGGTGCTAATGCTTTAATCAAGCTCAGTGCTGCTACTGTAATGTCTAACGGTACTACTTCAGTAGTTTCTTCTTCTGAGTTTAAGAAAGGCGACATCCTTTCTTCTAACTATTCTGCTGCTGTTGCTCCGGCTGATGCTACTTCTAGCATTGACTTTAGCGCAGTATCTGCTGCAAATAAGTTGGGAGGACAGATTTTCGTACGCTTCGAGCGTAAGGATGGTAAAGGAATTAATGACTCTGAAACCTTTTCTGGCGAAACTGTAGCTCAAGTGGTTGCAGCTTTTGCAGCTCGAAAAGGTAACCGAACTACCGAGTTCGACAACTTGACTCTTTCCGATGCAGGATCAGATGTCTTAAACATTGTTGTTGACGCACGAGCTGCAGAGAGCGCTTTGCACATTAGTGCAAATGATGGTGCTGCGGTCACTCGCTCTTTCCCAGCAAATGATCAAGGTTCTTTGACTATTGCAAAAGGCTTAGAGAAGTCTGGTTTTATTTCTATGGGTGCATACAATCAGTATGGCTTTCCTATCGTAGTTCCAGAAAGCTCTACTGTAGCTGGTCAGGACTACGGAATCTACACTATCGAACTTCGCAAGAAAGTAGGAGGTCGTTTTGTATTTGAAACGATTAAAGTCTTGATTCAAGACGATGAGGCTAGCGTACAAAAGACTGTTACGTTTATTGAAAACGTTCTCGGGTTGTCTGCTGCTGATTTGACTGTACCTACAGCGTTGACTAGCATTACATATGTTGTTTCTCTTGCTGATGGTACAGCAGTTACTGCAGCGGATGTCAGTGACGCCGATCCATTCTTCGTCAAGATTGTTGGCGCAGAAGTAGGAACAACACTTGTTGTTACACTGGCTTCAGGTGGAGCTGAAGCAACGGTTACAGAAGAATTTGCTGTAACCGCTACCACTCAATCTTTTGCTATCACTGCTGCTAATGCTGGCGACTATGCCGCAGGCGTGACTCTTACTCTTGATGGCAAGTTGAGAGACTCTAATAATAACTTAAGCGCTACTGCTTCTACTGGCGATACGCTTCTTACCGCTGAATAATACCCTTAATTTTTCTTACCATGTCTCATACTAAACACGTATTTGTCGTCAATAATGCAGACGGCACTGGAATGCAAACTACCGAAGCCTCTCTTGGTGCTAATGACCTCGGAGTGTACGATAACGATGCGTTTCAAACAAGTATCGCAGCTTTGGACGCTGGCGATACTTTCCAACTGGCTAACTCCCAGTACTCTTCTCCTCGGTTGAAGTTCAACGATATCGTTAAAGTCGTTGATATTGACGGTACTAATGGTACTGCTCAAGTCAACACTGTGACTGTTGCTTTGGATAGCGGCCGTGCAGAGATTAAGCTCATCGATGTAACTGACGGACGCGAAAAGTTCTCTATTGCTACTTTCGAAGCTTCTGGCACTGTTGTAAATGATGTAGCTACTGCTTTGCGGGCTGCAATCAATGGTTCTACTCGGGATGTCTTTAAAGACGTAGAAGCTACTGGTTCAACTAACTCTGTAGTTATTACTGCTCCAAAGAATGTAGTATTGCGTGTGGCATGTAATGATGCTAGCTCTACTGCTCAGACAACTGCTCCAGTTCTTTCTGTTGGTACTGTAGCTGACGTAAACGCTGAGTTCGAAGATGCTCTTCCATTCCAGGGAGTGACTAACATCGCAGGACCAAACGTTGTCAAGCCTGCAAGCAATGCTGCTGGTCAATACGATCGTTTGAGCATCTATGTTGAAGCTGAAGTTGGCGCACGTTCTGATATGCACGAAATTGCAGTCTACTTTAAGTCAGACAACAATGAAATCGCAGCAAACTTGGCGACAGTCTTTGGATTCACTACTGCTACTACTCAATCGTAATAGCTAACCTATGGCTGCTAAAACTGGATACTGGAGAATTACTACAAAGGCTATTGCAGGCGCAGTAAACTTTGTATTGTACGATCACTTACCTAATGGAACTGCACGAACAAACTTAGATGTCAAAGTGCAGATTCCTGGTAAGACGGCTTACTTGGATTTGACAGAAGCAGACCTTGGCAGTTATGATGCGGCTAATCCGCATTCCTTTACTTTAGATATCGCACCGGGGGATGTTGCAGATGAAACTGCAGCATCCTTCCGGGACGGTATTTACAAATTTAAAATCGTGTACGAAATCGGTGCTGATACCTACACGTTCGAGGAATACTTCCTACACATTCCTGTAATTGATAAGTGCATTAGCGACAAACTTGATACATATCTTAAGAGTATGTGCAACTTGTGCAAAGAGCAAAAGCAATTACAGACCCTTCAAGAGCTTGTAACCATCCGGCAAGGGGTTCTGCTTGACATTGGCCTTGCGACTCCACCAGATGCTAGGGTTACAAGCGCTAACGAAAAGATTACCTTGCTAGACAATATCTGCAAGGGCAATGGCTGCACTTGCGTATGCGGCTGTTAAAATGAAAATCAATCCAAAAGACTACCTAAGCAATTTTGCTCGAAAGACTGCTCTCAATGAAATATGGGAGTTTGGACGAGAGTTAAAGGTTTATCTCAAAAGAGTTCTTTTTGGGTTAGATCGTGATTGCGCACGTCGGGATTATTTTATTGGAACGCAGATTTACCAAGCTGAGGATCTCGCTATCGTCCAAGAAGATGGCTACTCAGGTTTTGAAAATTATGACGATGATATGCCAGGGGCTTCCTATTCTATTGCAGGATTGCGTCAAATTGCGGGCATTAAATTTTCAGGAACTGCCGGTATGCAATACCAAGTTGGCGGCAACTGGTCGCAACCATTTGCAGTAATAGATGAAACTACTGATGGGCACCAAAATGCGGTGTATGCAGATGGCACCGCGCTTATTGCAAAGTATTATGGAACGTCAGACTACACGGGTTCTTCTGTTGTAGGCACTAATCCAATTACCTTAACAAGTAATGCGGCTAGTGCGACTACACTTGTTGCGCCAGCGGGCATGACTTTTAATCCGGCTTATGTAGATATGACTCCTGTCACACGGGCAAGAAACGGAGTTCTGTACCGTGCTCCTGGGACAACAGACTCGACACTTTTTGCTGCAATCTTTAATACTTCTCCTTTAACGCCTAATATCAAACCTTTCTTTGCTTATTACGATGATGGGGCGGCACAGAATGCGAGTATTACAATTCAGTTTGTGTTTAACTCGGGTATTACAGCTTCAGATTACACTGCAAAGATTCAAGTGATACAAGCGGTAAGCAACAGCGTTCCTTTAAGCATGGACTTAAATGCTACTCATACTGTACAGGCCCAAGGTACTGAGTTGCCTACAAGCATTACGTTTACTAAAGATAACGTAAGTTCAAATGTGCAGCATCCTCTATTTATTGAGATTTCTAATATCACTTTAGTATAATATGGACATTCTTGCATTAGTTAAACAGTATTGCAAGAATCACCGAAATGAGACACACGCACGTATCGCTTCGCTGATTCTTGAAGAGAATCCGAAAGTTGAATACAGCCATAGGCATATCCGCCGTTTAGTTTCAGAAGAGCGGAAACCCAAAGCTTCGGTATCTCAAGACATTACTCCAGACCAAGCGTGCTACACGTATAAAGGAGAGGAGCCTATCCATTCTTTAGAAGAGGCTTTGAAATACTTCCAAGTAGATCTTTCTAAATGGGAGGTATCTCGGTATACCTGCAACAGCTGGGAAGCTCAGACGAAGCAAGGTCCGGTTACCATGCATCAGGTCAAGATGCATTTAGATAAGAAAAAGGAAGAGGTCGACTTAACAGGGCTTATTGATGATTTGAGGGAGACTCTTGACGGGTTTCAAATCAATCGAGGACCTGGAAGCAATACAGCTGTTCTCGCTCTCTCAGACTTCCATATAGGCGCTAAAGTGGAGGCTATGGGCAATACCCCTGTATTTGATGTAAAGACGGTTATAAGCCGCTTACAAGAAGTCGCTACTCAAGTAAACCAGAAACAGTATGAAGACGTTTATGTCTGCTTGCTAGGAGACTTCATTGAATCATTTACCGGGTTGAATCACCAATCGACCTGGCACGAGTTAGAGGAGAAAGGCCACGGCACTAACGTAATCATCCTAGCCTACAACATTATCCGCAGATTCCTAACTAGCCTTGATAATGTAGCAGGGGTCTATATCGTTAGTGGTAACCATGATAGGGTTACAATGAAGATGGAAGGAGACCCTTATGGTTCAGTAGCAGGACTGCTTGCTTTTATGCTGCAGGAAAACACACCGTTGGATATAAGGCACAATGCCGTACTTTTGGGAGTAGAGATAGATAGTATCTATTACATCCTTACACACAACCATCTGGGTGTTTCTAAGGGTGATTTAGGAAAGGCTTTTTGGGAGCATGGACAGCAAGGCGTATACAACGTTATGCTAGGCGGTCACTGGCACTCACGGAAAGGAAAGCGGGTCTATACCACTATAGACGAGAAACAAGTTGATCAAGCAAACTACCGGCAGCTAGCAGTTGCTCCTTTGTTTACGGGTAATTTTTACTCAGAAAGCAACGGGTGGAATAGCTCTGCAGGTTATACTGTAATTGTAAATAACGGACAGGGGAAACCCAATGTCTTTGAATATGTACTATCGTAATGGCTGCAGGCAGATACAACTTTATCGTGGAGCAAGGCACTCAGCATGAGGTGACCTTTCGTTACAAAAACACTGCCGGAGCAGGGATTGCTCTTACTGGGTATAGGGCACGTATGTCTGTTAAAGATCACATTACAGATACCGACTTTGTCTACCGCGCTACTAGCAACACAACTGCGGATGATGAGACTGGGTTTGTACAACACTTCGCTATAGGCGGAGCGCAAGGAACTCCAACAACGGCAGGGTTTTTCACTCTGACTATTCCTACTGGAACTACTACTGCTTTTTCATTCGGGCAAGGAGTATACGATTTAGAGCTTGTAGATACTAATGGAGTCGTTACTCGGCTTTTAGAAGGCAAGTTTAAGGTTAAGCCTCAAGTTTCTACCTGATGCCTAATACTGTTGAAATATATACTCAAGGCACAACTACTGTTGAAGTAACATCATCGCCATTATCAGTAAACATTACTGAGACAGCTCACACTGTAGAGGTGGCAGCTTTAACACGTGCTGTAGGTAACGCTACTCTTACAGGAGCGATTGATGTAACGAATACTATCGGTGATGCTTTAGCTGGGGGTACCTACGCAGCTGGTACGACTCTAGAAGCGGTAGTAAGAGATCTTATTTCACCTTTCTTGGAACCGGCTTTTGCAAGCTTTAGTTGGTCTGCTACAGGAACTCACCAGGCAAATGGAGAGCAGCTTCTAGTCGAGTGCGGTTTAGCTGCATCGGTTACAGGAGTGACTCTTACATTGACTAATCCAGAGAATTTAAAAAACGGTTCTACTATAAGTGTGACAAATACTAGCACAATACCAAATGCGTCTTTTGTTTCAAGCACGAATATAAATCCTGCGAGTCTTTCCAATCCTTTGACACTTTCTACTTCTTACGTAGTACCTATTCAACCTACTCCTATTGCAAGTACGATAAGTGCCGCAGGGACGTATCTTGGAAACGATGGTTCTGGCTCAGATGTCGCGATTACAAGAAGCACAACTATTGCAGCTCGCAATAGATTGTACGTTATTACCTCTACGGCTACTAACGTGTCAAGTATTTCTTCTCTTTTATCTGGGGCACAGGCTACAGTTCTTTCTACTTTAATTGTAGACCCATCAACTGCAAAACAAAATTTATCAGTAGATTGCACTGCTTCTACTGCAAATTCGAGTAACTTTACATACATTATTATTGCTGGCGCCGGAACTCTTGGCGAGGTAGCGGCAGAAGTAAATGGAAGGGGTGTAGCAGACTACACCGATAGCTGGGTAGCAGACAACAACAGTGGTAGTGGTTTTACCCACACTGTTGGTACAGCAAGTCCCTCATACAAAGTTTATAGAAGCATTCAACCCGGGGCATTCGACTCGGACATTACTTTGAACATCGAAATCTTACATTGATATGGCAATTAAATTTGGCGATACGTTAGAAAATCAAAACTCAGACTTTCCTATTGTAGATCTTACAGGAGGTCATGCTGCGGGTATTGTTTTCCACACCACGTTTAATAATACGGATCTTGGCAACCTTCCTTTAAATAAACGTAAAGACGGGATGCTAGTAGTTGATAAAACTAGTGGCAAGATTTATGTTTGGAAAGGAGGGGATGGCATTACAAACGGTAATGGCTTTGACGATATTACGGACTCAGATTGGGTTATTATCGGTTCTACCCCTGTTGTAACAGCGAACTTAGATGTTCAGCTACCCGCAGGCGCTTCTTTTGGTAGGTTTACAAACGGAGATGAAATTACTGTCAATGCGGATGGAACAAACGCATTGCAGATTATCCAAGATGCTATTACTGGGTTTGTAACTCCCCAAGGTACCATTACATCTAGTGCAAGTACTTTTGCTTTTAGCGAGGTTGCTAGGCCAAACGAAAGCCACACGTTGACTTTCACAGTCAAAAATATGAATCAGAATAGTGTTGCTGGTATAGGTGCAGGTGACGCATTTGCTATTCGCACTATTAATATCCAGCGTAGACAAGGTTCAGCGAGTTTTACTACCATTCAGTCCATTGCTGCGGGAAGTACTGCTTACGGCACCTTTAACAACTTAAATTCTTCAGGAACTCCAACGAATGTATCTTTTTCCTACCCGGATAATGATGTAGATATCGATGCTTCAGAAGGATCAGTAGCCGGTAACTATGATTACCGAATCAGTGTCGTCGCTAATGACAGCGCGGGATCTGCTACTGCAGCGGTATCTGTAGATGAGGAAAGCAACCAAGTTAGTATCACTGATTACGCACCGCCTACCTCTTCAGATACCATCACACGTAATAGTGCTTACTCTGCTCCAACTGGATTCAAGGCTTCCTTAGGAACGACTGACGTTACTTTTGCAGGCACTGGTAACAACTCGAGTAATGCAAACATTCTAGTAGGCGACAACAATCTCGGGGCAAGCTTCACCGTAACGCGTAACAGCCCATTGATTGACCTAGTCTCTTATACAGTCCACCGAGTTGTTGCTGGTGTCGAAACACAAATTACGAACTCTACTAGCAATGTGTCTATTAGCGGAACTGTGTCAGCGGCATCATTTACTGTAACCATTACAGATAACCAGCCAGCTAGTCAGCGAAGTACCGTTAAGTACCGAATCAAAGTAACAGATCAAGAGCAGACTACTCCACTTGACAGCCCACTTTTTACTTACAGGCACTTAGGCTTCCTTGGTTTTAGTGCTAAAGACAACTTGCCTACTGCTAGTGCTAATACTGCTGGAGTTGTTTCAGCAGTGGGTGGGAACGCTGCGTCTTTAGGTTCTACAGGCATTACGGGTCTTAGCACAAGAAAGATTGCAGCCGTTTTAGGAGATGTTCATAATTTTACAAATGCTGGAAACAGTCGGATTGCTTTGAACGCTCCGTCTAATCAATTTTTGTTTATTGCATACCCGGACACTAGCGATTTGTTAACGACGTTCCAAGCAGATGGCGCTTCCCCCACATTAGATTCAGATTTGGCTTGTAGTGAAGCTAACTCGAACACCGCGTTTAGTGAGGCGTTTACTAGTTCAAATATTTCGGTCACGAATGACGCCGGTTTTACTCAAAATTATCTTGTCTACCGCAGCCTTAGCCCTACGGCCTTTAACGGTTCTGTAGTATATACAATCAAATAAGCCATGCCAAAAATTGCATCGATTCTCGCGCATAACAACGCGTTTGCCCCTTCTGTAGATTCGGATACTA